ATGAAAAATCAAATATCACTTTATCAAGGGTCATTCAAATCAGAAGCTGAAGCAAAGCAATGGGCAAATAAAACACATTCAGGTAAAGAATTTGAAATAGAGATTTTAAAAAGTCAAGGAAAAGAGTATTACAATTTGATGGTAAAATTCAATATAGGTTAATCAATGAAAAGATTATTCCATACAGCAGCAATTCTATTATCAATTATTATTAGTTTGTCCTCATGTGAGTTCAAAGAGTATAGACCATTCGACAATGCAATAAGTGCAAGCATAGCAAAGGATAACCTAGTAAAAGAAAAGGAAGAAATGGACTTAAGAAATAAGGAGAGAATAGACTCGTTCAAACAAGAAGTTGCTAAAAGAGACTCTATTAATACGCTAAAACATTAAGCTAATATATACTCTTTATTAATCAAGCCTTACATATTTGTAAGGCTTTTTTTTGTGCTATTGAATTTAGTATCAACTATTTGATTTGCTAATAAAATTAGTTTATATTTGTTTGTTTAATTTAAATAATATATATGAAATTTTTTACAGTAAAGACAGATGAACAAGGGACAAAGAAGATTTTGTACCCTCTCTCAGCAATAACAAAAATAAGCGAAGATCTAAATCCTGATTTTTCAAGTGAGTACACAAAGATCACATTGAATAATGGTGAAGTTTTGAATGTTTGCGAGTCTACGGATGAGATTCAAAAGTTATTAAACGACAATAATCTGAATGAAGAAGATTTTGTATTGACCGCTTATAGACCAATTAGCAAAAGGATTATTCATAACAACTAATAATAATGGCAGCACCAGAAGGGAATAAATTCTATGAACTAAGGAAAACCGATGGAAGAGATAAAAATTTTTCACCAGGTGATCTTTGGAATTTGTGGAAGGAGTTTGTTATTTGGGCTAAGGAAAATCCAAAGCACACCCATCAAGTAAGTATGGGTAGTGTAGTGCGTATACCAATAGAAAGACCATTAGTTTTAGAAGAGTTTTATACTTGGGTAGATGCAACTCATAACAAAACAATTCATCATTATTTTGAAAATACTAATAATGCCTATGAAGATTATTGGGGTGTCGTTACGCGTATAAAGAATCACAGATATAGTGATGTCGCAGTAGGTGCATTAGCTGGAATCTATAACAGCTCGGTATCTGTTCGTATTTTAGGACTTGCGGACAAAACAGAGGCTAAAGTAGAAGCTAAAGTGAATCAAGTTGATTATTCCAAACTTTCAGAATCAGCATTAAATGAAATTGCCGGAGCTAAATCCTGATTTGGCTCTTGGAGAGCTATCAAAACGTAGGTTTTATCGTTTCTTTAAAGAGATGTGGGAGACGATTGAAACCGTTGATCTTATAGATAGCCCTCATATTGAATACATTTGCGATCAACTACAAGAGGTGTATGAAATTTGGGCAGCAGGAGAGGAGCAGGAAGATGTATTGATAAATGTTCCTCCTGGGTCTTCAAAATCAACTATAATCACCCAAGTTTTTCCGGCCTGGCTTTGGGTAAATAATTCAAGTATTAGGTGTATTTCCTCATCATATAGCGGTGATTTAGCAACTGCTCATGCTGTTAAGACACGTGATATTCTTAAATCTGATAAGTTTAATCGAATGTATCCAGGTTTAATTGAGTTCAAAAGGGATACCGATGGTAAAACGCATTTTAAGAATACAAATAATGGAGAGAGGTTTGTAACCTCAACCGGAGGAAGGGTTACCGGTATGCACGGGGACTTTATAATTAGTGATGATCCAATAAATCCAGAGGCTACTGCTTCAGATAAAGAACTAACAAGGGCTTGTCGTTTCCAAGGGTCTACTTTATCTACGAGGAAAACAAATAAGTCAAGAACTGTAATGATTATGGTGATGCAAAGGTTGCACCATAACGATCCAGCTGGGGATTGGCTAAGAAAGAAAGCTGGAGCATTAAGGCATATTTGTTTACCAGGAGAGTTGAGTAGGGATGTATATCCTCCTGAACTGAAGGTAATCTACAAAGATGGATTATTAGATCCAGTTAGACTTAATAAAAAAGCCTTAGATAAGGCAAAAGTTGATTTAGGTAGCTATGGATATGCTGGCCAGATTCAGCAACGTCCATCACCTGAAGAAGGGGAGATATGGAAAAAATGGTTTATTCCTGTTTCTGATCATGAAATGCCTCCTATTAATCAAATGTTAGGTTATGGAACTGATTGGGATACAGCCTACACTAAGAACGAAAAGAATGCAGCTTCTGCTTATATCGTTAGTGGTAAGTTTTCAGGAAAGATGTTTATCGACAATTTAGGTTGGGTCTATAACGAATTCCCAGAGCTTCTAAAGTTTATGAAAACCAATGTTCCTAATCCTCATTATGTTGAAAAGAAAGCCAGCGGAAAGAGTGCTTGTCAAACTTTAAATAGCGAGGGTATCCCTGCTATTGAAGTAGAAGTAAATGGCGATAAAACAGCAAGGGCTAGGGATGCTACACCAAAAGCAGAAGCAGGAATGTGCTATGTTAGAGCGTCTTTGCTAGATAAACTTTATAATGATGCTGAGCAGGGGATATTAGCTTTCCCTAATGGAGTGAAACAGGATTTAGCGGACGTGTTAGCTCAAGCAATTATGAGGCATTTTCCAAACAGTATTAAACAACAAGCACCACAAGGAAATTTAGGCGGGGCTTTAAGAGGAAATATTAATCATTAAAAAATATTACCATGCATATATCAGCATTATACAGATTAATGGGGGGAGACGGACATAATATGTACACAGAACTTCGTAAACTTTCCAAGAAAGAACAAATAAATGAAGGAGTAAAGCAGTATGACCCTAAGCTACATAAAGTAAAGGATAAAGGTAAAAGGCCTGATAAGGTTATTTTTGTTCCAAATGGGCAGAAAGACCCTATTACCGGGGCTGACATATTAATTGAAGACTCAAGTCCTGTGAGTAGAGTTCCTGTTTCATTTGAAAATTATATTATTGGTCAAAAGGCGACCTTTGCTGCTGGTTCGGGAATAACCCTAAAGCCAAGTGACGAAGGGACCAAGTTATTCGGTTACGTGGAGCGTAATTGGTATGACAATAAAACCGATTTCCATATCAGGGATATCTTTAGGCAGGTTATGGCCTACACTGAAGCAGCTGTAATATTCTATGGTGAAAGAGGAGCAGAAAATTTTGACGAGTTCAGGTACAAGATGAAAGTAGTAAGTCCTGAAAATGGAGATGTACTTGAGCCTTTCTTTGATGAAGATGGTAACTTGATATCTTTTGGTCGAGAATACAAAGTTAACGACAAATCAAGATATGATTTCTATATTATTGGAGAATCTAAATTAGTTGAGATAAGAAGGTTTGAAGACGGTAAATTAATGACCTTTGATACTGATACAGACGAGCCCACAGAAGTACTGATTACTAAATACACTAAACTACCTATAGTTTATTGGTCTCAGGATGAGCCTGAATGCCATATCACTGAAGAGATGAGGGAAGAGTTTGAAGCATCCTTCAGTGACTTCTTAACCCAGATGGGATATAGCGCTGATCCAATTCTATTTGGCAAAGGATCAGTACTTAATCTTCCGGCTAAGGGAAGTGCTGGGAAGTTTATTGAAGGTAGTGCGGATTCCGATTTAAAGTTCATCACTCCAGATAACGCCACCGAAAGTAGGGAGTTACAGTTCAGTTTGCTTCAAAAGTTTATATTCGGGCTTAACCGTGCCGTATTCCTTGACATGGAAACGATGAAAGAACTAGGTGATGTCAGTGGCGCAGCATTAGAAAGATACCTTATGGATGCATATATGGAAGCGTCAGGAAAGCAACAAGGATACTTAGGTATGGGAGTTCAGAGAATGGTTAATTGGTTAACTCATACTTGGAGAGGATTAGTAGGAGGAGAAAAGAATTTAAGAATTTATATTAACTTTAATAAGCTTTCAATGACAAGTCAAGCTGATATGGTTGACCTTGCTATGAAAGCTAATGGAGGTCTTCCGGTAATGACTCATGAAGCATCAATAAGTCTTGCGGGACTAGAGGAAGACAGTTCAAAAGCATTGAAGGAGATTACAAGCCAAGTATCTGTAGTTCCCGTTCAATAGACTCTCTTTCTTCAAAACTTATTTGTGTCAATTCGTGAGCATAAGGATCGCCATCTTCAAACATCTGAATGATGGCGGATTCCATTTCTATAGCACGGTCTAGTCTTTCTTGCAACTTAGTAAGTTCTTTATTACGTTGTTTTATTTGTTTCAGCTTCTTAGTTTGGCATATAGCTTTTTTGAAAGCCACTGAACAAACAAAGAACAATAAACCAGATAGTAAAGTCGTCATCATTTCTGCTTTTGCCATGAGTATTCAATATCACCTCCGATAGTAACGTGTGCTGCATAGATTTTTTCCTTTTCCCTTACCTTTTCAATGCGTCCCATTACATCAGGCCATGAAGTGTATTCAGTTATCACATAAGGGGCGTCTACGTAAACTTCTGTCAATACCAAAGGCAAGGCTTCACGTGGTTTTAAATCTTTCTTAAGACTTTCAATAGTTAAAGCTTGAAGTTCTTTCTTTGACTTGTTCTTAAACAATGAGAATAACATGATTACAAGTATTAATAATTTGTCCTTTGTTGTCATTTGTATGGAATAAATTCTGTTTGAAATCTTGTTTTATAATAGTGTTCTTTATTTATATTTAGTAAGTCAGTCATTTCTTCATTTGAGAATGAGCGTTTAACTTCATGGTGTTCATCCATTGAGTGAAATAATAAATGACTATCTCTGATGTCAATAAATGGTGTGCCAGGAGTCGCTGGAGTTAGCCCGAATGAATGAGCTCTCTCAAAGTATTGGGTGTGTTCGTATTTACCTAGTTTAAATTCATTGTCAAAACCTCCAATACATTCAATTATCACTTTATTTAAATACATCATACAACCATTTCCTTTTAAATGAAATTTATGGTTTGAGTCTTGAATTATAGGTTTATAAAATGTATAGCAAAGAAGATTGAATTTAGATTCTATGTAAGGCTTGATAGAATCAACACCTAATTTTGGGTAAACATCATCATCAACTAAAAATATATGTTCAGCTCCCCAATCCATAGCTAATTCAATGCACTTATTTTTTACTCTTGGTATTCCAGATCTAACTAAGAATATGTAATCCGCCTCATAATATATTTTATCGCTTGCATCGTCAACTACAAATAGGTTAATGTTGTAATGCTCTGAATATACTGCCTTTTTCCATTCTTGATAGCAAATATTAAATTCAGAAGGTCTATTCCTTGTGCTTATGCAAATAGCTACCTTAGGATGGATATTTAGACAATTTTCATGATTAGCTATTCCAGACATAACTTATAATGTAATGAATTCTATATTGGGGTTATTCAATTGTTCTACAGCTTTTGTGTAAGCAACCGTAGCATTTAAATCAGAGTCGTAAGAAATTACAATGTGACCATCATTTAAAATAATTACGGGAGCAGACCAAACTGCATCCTCAACTACTTCATAGAATTCGTTTTCTATTTCTAAGCTTACACATATTTTATTATCCCCCTTTCCTTGGGCTATCACTTGTTTATTCGACCTCTCAATTATTGAGAGTACAGAAGTTAATTCAAGTTTTAACGCATGTATTACATTTTTCCTATATGTTATCATTTTAATAAGTTTTTAACGTATTCATATTCATAAGTACAGATGTATTCTAAGCCACCTGTTACTATTTCTGTATAATTGTTACCTTTTGGATCTATATAAGGGGTGATTGCGTTTATAATAATAAATGTCACTGGCCTTGGTTCTGATTCATATGGTAAATCCATTTCAAATAGTGCCATCTGTTCTTCCGGAACAAATAAACAGGGTAATTCTATTGGTTCTCTAAGCATAAAGATCTCTTTAAATATTCTTGGTAATAGGGGTTGTCTGCAAAATGATTTTCCCCATAATGTTCATTGTATATCTTGCATTGTGACCACGTTATATCATCTGCTATCTGCTTATCCAGGGTCTTAAGAGTTGCACTACCTATGTGGGTAACAACAGAAGATGGCACTAGCATTGGGAGTACTCCAACCTTTTTGCATTCCTGAATAGTAGCGTTATCGCTGAACCAGAAGTTAGTTATCTCGGGGAGTCCTTTAATGTCTGACCAAAGTGAACGCTTCATGAATATAGCCCATCCCGAAAGATGTCTACCGCAAACATGACCTATTTGATTTTCCTGAATATCTTTCTGTCTGTTGTCATTGGGAGATTTAGGACTCATTAAGGGGTGGTTTGCAACCAATAGATTATGAAGCCAACCGTTCTGGAATATAAGGTCAGAATTACAGAACATTATCCATTCAGCATTTCCTTTCCTTGCCCCATGGTTCATAAACTTGTTGTAATGTATAGGTTCAGTCTTATAAATTGTTGTTGCGTTGGAATAAAAAGCTCTTTCATTCTGCTCAATAACAATTATATTGACCCTTAAACCATTTGCTCCTGCGATACACGTATCAATAGCCTTTTGGCACATCCTCTTATAGTTTTCATCCTTAGCATTAGACAGGATGATTATATCAACAATAGGATCAATATCTTTTCTAATTATAGGTTTTGAAGTTTTAATATGTTCTTGAGTTTCGGTTGTTTCCGAATTAAAATCATAGTAGTATAAAATCTTATCAATCCTAAATTCGGTTTTCAAATATTTAAGGATAAGTTTCGCAAATAAGGAGTCTTCACCGTAACAAATGGAAGGAAAGGATGCAAGTAGGCAATGATTCCTTTTAATAGCTGTAATATGGTTTGGTATTCTGAAATACCTTGAATCAGTATTATAGTCCTTTTGATGGTGAATTGAATAATCACAAATCTGTGGTTTGCCTCCATTCAAAGTTACTTCAGCAAGGAATGTAATAACATCACATTCTGATTTGGTTGCATCCAATAACTCTTTAATGTAATTAGGAGCAAGCCTATCATCACTATCAACATGCACAACATATTCCCCTTGTGCAAGATCAACCATTTTGTTTCTTTTGTCTCCAAGGGACATTGTTTTAGTATCAACCAGCATAAGTATTTCAACTTTACTTTTATCTTCAGGCGACAACAAGTCATACTGACCGAATATCTGCTCCTGGATCTTTAGATTGAAATTATTCCATCTGGAATTGGTCGAAGGTATGAGGATAGAAAGTTTTATCATTTATTTAATGGATGGATTAATATTTATTTTTTTTTCTGACTTGTAAGGTGCCAAAATCCACAATCACACTTATATGGTCGACATGGTTTGGTATCCCTTAAACTTGTTTTTATAATTGTGTCCAAAGCAATATGAGCCTCTCTACTTGAGTTGAACTTCTTTTTGTCGCTACAAGGCCAAGTCTTTCTTGCCATTTTTTTCAAATTCAATCTTTACTACCACATCATATCCATAATAGCTAAAGAACTCTTTGATCGTACTTGGTTTAGCAGTTCCATCTTCTATTCTCTTAGATATATTAACTAAGTTTTTAACAGTACCCTTGTTGTCAGATATCAAATACCATTTTGGTTCAGACTTTATCTTATCAAGAGCTTCTTTTATGGTCATTCTAATTGCTTAATGTTTAGTTCAAAAATAACTAAAATAATTAGCTATTTAAAATTTTGTAACTAAGTTTTTTAGCTAAGTTTAGCTATTTGGATTATTTTTGTTTAGCAATTATTTAATAAGACAAAAAAATGGCAGTAGAAAAGGGCAAAGTCTTAAATGCAATTGAAGTAAAACTCAAGGGCAAATCCTTAAGCAAGAACTTTAAAGAAAATTTAGCTTCTAAATGGGCTGATAAGATTGAAAATAATGATGATATCGATACTTACATCGAAGACAGAGAGGATATTTTAATCGAGGCAAGTTCAGAAGCAGATAGAAGGGCGGTTGCAGCAGCTAAGAAAGCCAAAGAGGAAAAAGAGAAGAAAGAAGAAGAAGTGGTGGAAGAAGAAATTGAAATTGATAATGACGCTCCAAAATGGGCTAAAGCATTGATTAAACAAAATCAGACTCTTGCATCTGAGATCGAAACTTTCAAAAAGCAGCAAAAGTCACAAACAATACAAGAAAGATTCAAAAGTGATGAACGAATCAAATCATTAAAGGGTGTGCAGGAACATATGTTCAAAGGTAGGATTCCTCAAAGTGAAGAAGAATACGAATCATCAGTTGAAGATTTCGTGAACGATTGGAAACCTTTCCTAGAAAAGAACGTGTTGAGCGATGAAGGAAAGGACACTCCACCGTCAGGAATGGGCGGTAAACCGAAAGGTGAAGTAAAGAAAATTAGTCCAGAGGAAGCCAAAGCGACGGTAGCCGCAATGGGTTCAAACTAAAAAGAAGATGGGAACAGTAGTAAACTTAAACACTCAATCCACAGGCTTTGGAGGCTTTGACCTTGACAGCCTTGTTGTGAGAGAAAATTATACCGCTACGGATGGCGGTGTTACCCTTGATATGACGGGGTATCCACGTGACTATGTGAGAGCTGGACACGTAATAATCCGGACAGGTGCACAAGGGAGTTACGTATACAAACCAATGCCTTTAAATGGTGGTGGTACTGCATACGCAGCTTTACCGGCAAGTCATGAGTATTATGGACACGCTGTGCAATCAGTTCGAGGATCACGTCCATTTGTAGGAGTGACATATCATGCAAAAATCAATCCGTTAGTTGTTAATCAAGCAGCAGGTTACTTTGACTTAGCTTCGATTTTAACAGCATTAAAAGCGGCATTAACTCACGTAATTTACAAGGGGGATAACGACTAATGGCTATCGTAAATTCAGAATTTGACGAGCTAATTGCAGGTGGGTTAGACCCGGTTGTATTAGCATTACAAGAAACGTTTAACGGTGAAAATACACGACCAACGTATTCTTTCCGTACCGATTTGGGTAAAAGATACTCAATTGATGGTACATATAAAACAATGGGTATTGACAACGGTTTAGTTGCCGCTGATATTATCGCTTTAGATAGCCCATTGCCTATTAAATCACGTCCACAGATCCAGTCTGCAAGTGGTATCGTCCCTAAGATCGGTACCGAACGATCAATGAACGAAACAGACCGTAAGCAATTACGTTTGCTTTATCGTTCAGGTGGTGACTTAGCATTAGTGCGTAGTTTATTGTTTGGTGATGTTCGTCATGTGTATGGAGGTATTCTAGAGCAAATAGAATGGAGACACTTACAAGGGCAATCGCAAGGTTTCTTTGTAGCAGATCATCCCGATAATGTTGGTTTAGGTGTTCGCGTAGATTATGGATATAATCCTACTTACATGCGTAATGCTACAGTTGTATGGGGTCAACCTGGTTATACAGCATTAGGGGATGTTGTGGCAACTGTAAATGCTGCTTCTGAGGCAGGAGTTGTAATAACTCGTGTTAGAATGGATACAGCGTCAAAAAACCTGTTGTTATCAAGTCCAGATGCAGCAAATTTCATTGCTGATTTTAATGGAAACCAATCAAACGGAACTCGCCCGACTTTTACAAGATTAAACGAAGCTTTACAGACAGAGTATGGTTTTGTGATCGAAGAAGTGACCCGTTCAGTAACTCGTGAGATTAACGGAGTAAAAACAACTTTCAAACCTTGGGTTGCTGGTCAGGTAGTTTTCTTGCAGGATGGGCCATTAGGTAATCTAGTGTGGTCTGATGTTGAGGAGATGTCTTCTCCTGTAGGTGGTGTAAACTATTCTACTGTTGAAGATATGATTTTAATCAGTCAATACGCTGCCAAGCGTCCTTCATTGAAATTATGGACTGACGCACAAGCGGTTGCTTTGCCAGTAATTAATGGCGATAAAGTGTTCAAATTGGACACATTAACTCCAGCTACTACATAAGCAATGACAAATCTAGAAGCAATCGAAGCACGTATTGGATTAAACTATCCTATTGAGGATGCGACTTTTCAAGTTGCAGTGGTTGAATCTGGGGTAAATCCGAATGAGACTTTCACCGGTGGTAAATCCTTTGATATGGCTTTGATTGCTATCATAGATACTTTGATAGGTAGTGCTGAAAGAATAAGTGAAGGCGGTTACACCGTTCAACTTAATCTTGATGCGCTTTACCGATTGCGTTCTTTGTTAACTAGGAAATGGGGATTAGTAGATCCAACTCAAGCTTATTTGGTAGACCGTACAAACCGATGGTAGTATGAGGACTTCCGTTAAACAATATCCTAGCATTCTTTCATGGGAAACAGAAGGAACTCCACCATCACAAGATGAAGATGGAAATGTAATACCTGGCATTCATGGAGAAGATTTTTCTTCAAGATGTAGGTATGAAAACTTCGATTCTGGAAATAGGAAAGAGTTTACAGGTGTTAACGGGAAGACAGTATTAGCAACTGGAAGGGTATTTATCAAGTTTGGAGATCCGATACCATCAAGATTCATTGTAGGATCGATTACTACTGAAGAAAACGAGATTTACAAAGGTGAAATCATGAACACTTTTGAAGGTCAGATGAACAAAACGATTTATACCATAGAAGATGTCAGGTCTTGATATAGCAACTTCAATCTTTAGGTTGTTGAATGTAGGTTCAGTAACATCTAAAACCGATGGAATATACAAGTTCAACCGTCCTATAAACAGCCGTAATAAGGATATTGTTATCAGTATTCCTGAATACAACGCAGGGCAGTTCAATACTGGTTATGTGGATATAAACATCCATGTGCCAAACCTTGATATAACCAACGATCAAACAAATCCTGATTTGGTAACGATGAAATCCATTGTTGATTCTATTACTCCATTAATATCATCTGTTCCAGGATACTCACTTTCATCAAGGATTATTGGCATCCCTGTTCGTGATTCAGATGGTCAATGGTACTGTAATATCCGTATTGCTTTTGTTGGTATTGATGAAAATGCAGGAAAGGATGTCAAATTGGTATTACTGAGTGCTGTTTCAGATGGTTATGGTGGTTTCACTGCTTCACGGAGTGATGTGTGGACTGGCAAAGGTGCAATAATGGAAATATCCAAAGGAAACCAATTGAATATAAATGCCGGAAGGTATGAATTCAACATGAAAACAGATTGGTTACTACCGTTTGACGCGACACCGGAAAAGTATATGGTTTTGGTATCAAATGAAGGAGAATATACTATTCGGGGAATTATTCCTGATGGTGGTATGTGGAGGATTAATACTGTAAGGAAAGATGCGGAGTACAATAGGTAGAAAACTTAGGAATTTCAATCAAAAGATTGACCAGATCATAGCAGATGTTCTTTTGGAATATGCTAAAAAGATCATGGAAGATATTCCTGGAGATCTATTCTCTTTCTATCGATTAGAAGTAGGATATCGATCGGTAACCATTTGGACTGATAATGTATTTGCTGCCTACATAGAATTCGGTACTGGTAATGAGGACACTGTAAAAGGTGGTAAATCAGCGAAAGAGTATTTAGCTACTCAACCACAAGAGGTCAGAGACGAAGCAAGTCCATTTTTTAAAACAGGTACAGGTACAATTCCAGCAGAACCTTATTTATTTCCTGCTTACTACAAAGTGAAAGACGAGATACCAATTGAGATAGACAAAAGGATACAGGAATATTTAGACAGTATAAAGTAATGGACACATCAGAATTAAGGAAGTCATACATCGAACTATTAACATCTTATTTAGGTATTCAAGGTTTCGATACTTCAATTCCATTGGACCATTCACCTTTACCAACTACTTATTTCTTGGTATCAAATGTCACTAGGACAATCAATCAGTATGCTAAGGGTTTTTCAAGCGATGTTACTGCATTCAGAAACACTGAGTATAGGGTTTTCCTTAACGTGGATATTTCGGTGGTTACAGATCTTGGTTTCCATTCAAGTTACTCTGTCGAACAGATGATTGAAACGGTAATCGAAAAGATAACAAAGGAACTGAATCCGGTAGGGTATTATGTTAAAGAAACTAAGGTCGTAAATGTAGTTCCATTGAATCTGATAACGGAAACTCACAATATTAACAGGATGGTGGTTGCTTTCGAGCATTGGATAAGTAAAAGATAAGATGGTAGTTAACGACAGGGTTGAGGGAAAGCTTTTAAACGTGTCAATAGGTGGAGCGCCTTTGCGATGTGAAATATCTTCGGACTTTTCATATTCGATAGAAATGCTTCCAGCAACTAATCCGAATCAAGGAAGATGGAAAGATTTTATTGCAGGAGTTCAATCTTGGTCAGTATCTGTCAATGGACATCTATTACTAATGTCGTTAGGAGCAGATTTCAAGACATTGGTAAAATCAGCTAAAGAGGGTAAAAAGCTATTCTTAAGGTTTGGTACCCTTCCTGAAGTCACGCCTAAGTATGCTATTGAAGGGTGGGTATTACCAAATAACTTAACGCTTTCCGCTCCATCAACAGAGTTATCATCTTGGTCAGTTACATTTCAGGGATGTGGTGAGTTTGAGACAGATTGGGATGAGTTCGGGATGATTCTAGACAACAACCCCTCTAATGCTGCTTGGCCATTGATTTATGACGCAAATGAATAGTGTAATTATAAAACATAAGAACGGATGGTCTTGTACCAAAACATCTGAAATAAAAATGGAGGTGTATAAGATAGACGGTCATTTCAAAAAAAGACATATAGCGATTCTATCCCACATTTTTAACACACAGGGCAAGATAGATTCGGGTGAAAATGTAGATATCCTAGTTAGGGATTCTGAAACAAAGAAATATTACAACGCTAACGTAATAACAATTACAAAGTCAGGAGTAATCAAGATTCACCTTGTTTCAGGAGGAACGGAGGATGGATATCATGAAGTTTTAAAAACAATTAAAGGAGGAAATTAAGATGGCAGGACAAGTATTACCTGGAAGCGTGATGGGTATCACGATAAATGGTCAAGAAGTTCAATGTGAAATGGAATCGAGCATGTCAATTGCAGTGAATACAACTGAGAATGATCCATGTAAACCATTATCAACAGAAGCTTACAAATCATCAACATGGACGGATCCAACCGTTGACAGCAAATCGTGGGAGATTTCATTTTCAGCTAAAGCATTTGCTGATGCTGTAGCATTCAATAACCTTGATATGCTAGACTTATTGATAAATGGTGATCCTATTGTAGAGGTTCAGTTTTACACTAAACAGCACCCCGATTATGATTTTGATGAAATCGCAATATTCAGTGGGCGAGGTATTCTATCATTAGACGATTGGACAGCACCGGCTGAAGGGGAATCTACATACAGTGGAACTATTACAGGAAAAGGTAAACCAGAGTTTGTAAGAACTCCAGTAACTACATAATGCATAGTGTAGTTGATTTAATAAACATCGGTTCGGGGACTTGGTCGGTAGCGTATACCGTACCAGTCCGTACGGGCTGTTGTGGAATAAAAGATCAGCGACACCTGATTATAATCAAATCCAAATCAAAACCGACTAAAAAAAGAATAGACAATGAAATTAACAATAAACGAAAAGGACTATAACCTAGTATGGGGTCTTCCAGCAATTAGCCAATTCTGTGAGAATATAGGGGTTCCAGACGATTTAGACATGGCATTTACGATTGCATTTCCGGTTGAAGGAAGTGACATAAAGCCGTTAAGATCATCCAAAGCTAGACTAGAGCTAATATATGCTGCTATTCAAGTTGGAGCTGAGCTGTCAAAGAAGGACTTAGACCTTTCGATAATTGAACTTCAAGCATTTATAGATAATGCAGATCAAAAAATAGTTGAAGATATTTTTGAGGATTTCTTCAAGTCGAAATTTATGGGGAACTCCATTCAAGATTTTCTATTTGAGTCGGTCAATGATGAAGAAGCCCCAAAGGAGGAAAAGTCCGTAAAAAAGTCTCGCCGGGCAAGTTAATAGTACTTGCCTACGAGATGGGGTTGAGAAGAGAAGATATCCTCTCTTTGACCTTGTCTGAATTCAATCTGATGTATATAGGATATCAGAGAAGAAATGAAAAAGATTGGGATATAGCTAGGAGAACTTGGGCGTACATAGTTGTATATGGAGGCCTTGGGTTGAAAAAGGATGCTAAGATTACACCTGAGCAATTATGGAGACTGCCATTTACTGATAGTAATGGAAAATCTTCAAAAAAGATTACAACGATGAAACAGGCTTTAGACCTGTTAAGAGAATTTTAGAGGATGGCTACATTAGATTTAGAGTTTAGAGTTAAGGGTTTTTCTATAGGGCAGAGGCAGACTGATAATATGACCCTGTCTATAACTAGACTCGAAAAAACAGTTAACAACATTGATTTTTCTACTCTAGGGAAGAAGCTAGAAAATATTAGCTCTTTATTTAAAAATGCGTCCAAAAGTGTAAACGATTTTAAAGGAACTGTTACTAAAACAGCTAATTTGGGATCGGGTGTTCAAGGTTATACTGACTCTTTAAATAAAGCTAATGTAGCCTTAGTAGAGCAAAAAAGAAGGACCGAAGAATCTAGGACGGCAACTCAAAAAGCCAGACAGGCAAATGCTGAATTAACTTTATCAAACAGAAAGAACAAACTGTCTGTTGATGCGGTATCTGGATCGTATCGTGAAGCACAACAACGACTAACATTATTAGGTAACACCATTAAGAATACCGCAGGGGGGTTTAGAAATATGACTCCTGCTGTCAGGGCACAAATAGCTGAGTACAGAACATTAAATGGTCAGCTTAAAGCCTTTGATGCAGCAATGGGTAACCATCAGCGTAATGTTGGTAATTACAATAGTGCGCTATCAAGCCTTGCACCTCAATTAAGTCAGTTTGCTGGTAAGGGTGGCGCTTTGTTAATTGCCGCGTACGCTGCTAGATCCGCTTACAAAGCTGTGAGTGAGTTTGACAGCGGTATGAGGAATGTTGAAAAAACTACTGGGCTTACCCGAAAAGAAGTTGATAAGCTAGGCGTAGAATTCGTAAACCTGTCAAAGAGACTGAAAACAGTAAGCTCAAACAATATTACCCAATACGCGACAATTGCTGGTCAATTAGGTGTAAAGGGAAGTCGGGACATTCTAGCTTTTACTGAATCATTAGCAAAGCTTGAAACCGCTACAAATATATCAGGAGAAGAGGGGGGTGCAGAAATAGCAAGAACACTCACCTTGATCGATGGAGGTGTTCAGAACGTCAAATCGTTTAGTGATGAAATTGTTAACCTTGGAAATAACTTCGCTGCTACAGAAAAGGAAATACTATCAAATGCTGAGTCGATCGCTCAAAACGTAGGTATATATAAAATAGGCAGGCAGGATGTTCTTGCCTATGCCACTGCGACTAAATCAGTAGGTATAGAAGCTGAACTCGTAGGGTCGACATTTAACAGGACACTAGCAATTTTTGAAAGGTCTATTCGTACAGGAAATGGAGTAAAATCTATTTTGGACCTTATAGGAGGATCACAGGCTCAACTTAGCAAAAGATTCAAGACGGATGCTAGTGGTGTGTTTATGGATTTTATAGGCGCACTGAATAGAATATATAAGTCTGGAGGATCGGTCAATGAGCAACTAGAAAAGATAGGTGTTGATGCTGTTAGGGATCAACGAGTATTACAGTCTTTGGCTGCAAATGGTTTTGATGTCCTTACTAGGGCAATGGAAACGGCTAAAAATTCTGCTGGAGCATTGGACTCTGAATTTGAAACGGCATCAGGTAAGATGACCAACCAAATGAATAGAGTAAAGGTTTCAGTTGAAAATCTATGGTTGTCAATGGAGCAAGGGACAGGTATTATAGGAAAATTATCTGTAGCATTTGCTAATGCATCCGCTGATATAATTGATGGATTCACAAATATAGTTACATCTAGGTCATTTAAGGAATTCATTGCTAGGATGGGGGAACTGTCATCTGATGGTACAATACGTGCAATTTCCAACGCTTATGGTAATACAGTAAAAGCCATAAATGAAAATACAAACACGACACCAAGAGGTTTAGTTTCATTTAAAGAAATGAAGTCTTTCTATGATTCAACAGCAAAGAGTCAAAAGGAGCAACTTAAAGATCAAGCAACTATCGTCAAAGCGCAAATCCAAGAATGGAGACTGAACAAAGATAACCTGAAGATTCGCGAGAATATGCTTTGGAATGCTGAAAAGATGACAAAGATGCTTGCTGTTGTTAATAAAGGAAAAGACATAACTGTTCCTATCGTAAATACAACGAGTACAACAGGTGGGGGTGACGAAGGAGGCAATAAAGGAAGTAAAAATCAAACTAAAATATCTGATATTCTTAATGATTTAACTGGGATCCGACTAAATTCTTACGACGCTCAAATATCTAAGATTGGTCTTGAATATGACAAGCTCGTCGAAAAAATTAAAGCTTCAACAGGGTCGGGTGCTGATATAGCACAAGCGTTAAATCTTGCAGGTGCAAAAAAGGACTTTGACACACTAAAAGTTGAAGTTAGCAGGTTTATCGACGAAGTAAAAAAAGTACCGGGATTCAAAGGGAATAATTCAGTTTCTATCACAGGGCAATTAAATGCTTCTTCACTACCTGGATTAGCTCAAGCTCAAGATAGAATTGGTAAGCTAGGTAGAATTGTCCAATCGAAAGATGATAAAGACTTAGAGAAGAAACTTGGAAGAGTAGTTGAAAGAGGTTTTAGGCAAGGTATAGATAGTCTTTATGATAATATAGCTGACCTAGGTAGTAATTTCCAAGAAGTATTTTCAAATGCATTTAAGAATCTATCTGGGAACTTTTCAAAGATATTTCAAGATATGCTGGCTACCCAACTAGGAGACAGTTTTAATAAAGCATTTGATTCTGATAAGTTTCAAATATCAGGTATTTCAAATAAAATATCAAAAGCCTTAGTGGCTGGCGCAAGTATAGCCGGAGGTTTAATTTCGTCAATCAGTTCACAAAAAAGCTATGTTGGTCAAGGTGTAGGAGGTGCCCTTTCGGGGGCTGCATCAGGGGCCGCTGCTGGCGCTGCAATTGGATCTAAAGGAGGTATTTGGGGAGCTGTTGCAGGAGGTTTGATAGGTGCCTTATCTGGTATTTTTGGAGCTTCATCCGCTAGGAGACAAGAGAAAATTCAAGAACAGCAATTATTAGAGCAAAAGCGACAAACAGCATTACTCGAAAGACAAAGTGCTTTAGCGTTTACGTCGTCAATAATAGGTCAGAAAACTAATCAAGGAATAGTTACTGGTGTTGAACGAAATGAATTTGGAGATGTAGTTTTTGAAATAGAGGGCAGGAAGTTAAAGGCGGTATTGGATAGAGAGCAATCAGCTCAAGGAAGGGGGGTCTTTTAATGGCTATAAAATATACTATACCATTTTTCGATGATTCAAATGTAAAATGGAGAGTTGACTTGGATATTCCAAACTATTCGGGTGAAATTATTGAGCTACGAGGAGTAGGCAGGACGTTTTGCCAAATAGATTACGGAGCTAGCAATGAAGACCCATATGAAGAAATATTAAGTAGTTCGGTTAACGTCCAGCTATATAACCAAAATGATGAAATAGATGTGAGAGAACTTCAGATGTTAAACGACATGGAAGGGAGACTACATCTATATCGTGATGAAGTGTTGGAATGGTCAGGGTATATATTACCAGATGGAATTACAAGATTGATGACTGGTAGTCCATACTCCATAAATATCACCGCTACTGATGGATTAATGCTCTTGGAAAATATGCCTTTTCAAGGAGTGACTAACTGGCCATTGCCGGAAGGCATAATTAATAGATCACCACTTGCATTTATAAGATATGTTCTTTTTAACACTGGTAATTTAAATATTAGACTGCCTATAAGATGGACTAGTTCAGTACTATCTGATTTTTATGATGATGATGGTTTTGCAGGGTCTACAGGATTTGGTCAGTTAGGCCAAGCGTGGACTGACCTAAATGGAGAAACAAGGTCTTGTATGTACTTATTACGAGGGTTACTTTCAGCTTTTCAAATGAGGATATTTCAATCAAATGGAAGATGGAATATTGAAAGACTAAATGATGTTTTCACTGGAGATTTCAGTTGGAAAGAAATAAATACAACATACGGACCTACCGATATTCCAGAATTAACATTAGGAACAACAGGTAATAACACTGTACCGATGTTTGTAAATGAAAATCAGGTGATGATGACAAAACCTCTAGTTTCAGATGTTGAGGTTACTTATGACCATACGCAAGCTGAAAACTGCTTGCCTAATGGTGGTTTTGATATTTTCCCCATTGGATCTGGAATGCCAACGTATTGGGGGTTTGAGCTACGCCCTGGTGATAATCCGTCGTCGAATGAATATAACTCATTAAATAAGAGACCTGGTCATTCAGTTGAGCTAACTAACTCGTCTGATGCCACTGAGGAAGCTGTTTTTAGTTTGAACTATGATGTTCCAGTAGATACCAATATTCTTTTTAAGAGATTTCTCCTTGGTTTTGCTTTTATGCCTACCGAATTTGGATTTCCAAAGCAATCGGAAGATTTAATTGACTGGTCCACCAACCCATTAAAGATATCCGTATCTCTTACGTACAACGAGAAATATTATTACCTAAATGAATTTGGATATTGGATTGATGAAACTAGCCCAGCACACCAACAAGTAGTAGCTACGGACTGGAACTCAAGTGCAGACACATTTACTGTTTACTTCGATCAGAATAAGAGCTTTTTCATCGGAGATCAGGTTGATATAACTATTGTACGTGGAGGAAATGTAATAAACAAATCAGTGCAGTTTACTGAAACAATGGATGTTGAAAATGGTACAAACTATATTGTATCACAGATTCAAGACGGATTTACTACGAGTGTAAACCCTTGGAGCGTTTCAATAAACAATACTGATAATGATTCGAGAAACTCAGCATCTACTAGAAAAATAGATGGGTATTTCAAGTACATATACCCTAAAGTAGACCAGTTGAAAATATATGATATAGCATCTTTTCAGTTTGAGGGGAAAGGAGGTAACACCGAAATATTACTTCCGTCAATTGGAGAAAATCTAACAGGATTCAACGGCATGATGAATATAGCATTTTATATCAAACCAAATCAAAGATATGTATTAGATGACGTTTATTTCAGATTTGAAAAAAACAGCGATGTGTACCGATCGTCAATTAATACCGGTAAAAAGACCAACAAAGAAGAAAAGTCAATTAAAATAAGTAGTTCTTTCACTGGTTTTATGCTGTCAAATATCGCTTTGAACTACTATGACAGCGCGAAAGAATATAAATTTTATGACAATAAATATACTGGTTCATTAACCGGAATGACCGCTAATGCTATAATGAGATTAAAACATCTTGCCAGAGAATTATTTCAAGGCGACATTATGGTATCAGATGAAAACGGATGGAAATTCAATAAAACTTACAATATAGAAGGAAAGAAATTTATTCCCTTGAATAGTAGATATAATGTAGAAACATGTATCGCTACTGTCAATTCAATGGAATGTGAAGATGGAGACCCTGTTTTGTCGGAGAAACATTACGGGAGCAATGAAACAATTTTAAGTAATACACAATAGAGAGATGGCAGAGGAATATTTAGAGATTATTAAAGCGAGAGTTTGGTGGAAAGTTGATTCAGAAGCAGAATGGATTGCAAACCCTTTGATATTAGGACCAGGAGAACCTGCGTGGGTGGTTAATGAAAATGGTCAAGGTGTAAATGTAAAAATAGGGGATGGCACAAAGAAATTTTCTGAACTTCCATATTTTGTTGATTATGCAGGAGGACAGTTTATTGCTGTCGAATCAAATGTTCTTCCTGAACCTGAAGCTCCAGTTGCTTATTCATTTGTACCTGAAGGAACTTATTCATTTGCCGGACAACCTGATTTAGTTGTTTCTGCTGGTCATTGGGGGCAAGTAAACTGGGATGGTTCCTCTTGGTCATTAGTAGACATGGGGGAGTTGCCTGTGGAACCAAAAACTACAGACGTAAATGAGGGTAATCCATTAGCTCCAACAAGTGATGCAACTTGGAAAGCAGATAAGGCTATAGACAACAAGGTGTTGACTATCGTCAAGGAAGATGAAACCGAAATAATCCACAAAGATGTGTCAGACACTGCTACAGGATTTGGTGCGTCTGTAAATGCTTATGGTTGGGGATTTCCTGCTGTAGCAAGAACTAATATTAAACAGATAAATATTAGGCTGGGAGCTTCTGTGCTTTCAACTTCACAAAGTATTACAGTAAGAGAAAACAGCAAGACAGGAACTATACTAAAGTTCAAGGCTTTTTCAAAGAATATTTCCGGTAGTTCTGTCTTGGTGGAATTCGATTTTTCAGATTCTCCAATAGTAAATCCTAATAATGCCAATTTGTGGATTGAGATTAGGGCTAACTCAACCCTCACAATATATCGACTAACTCCTGCAGTTGTATTCAGTTCAGCCAACGGATATCCAGTTGTTAGTTACTCTACAACTAACGATGTGAACGGCTCAACATTGCCTACGAATTCGGCAAATATGGATTTTTACCACGAGGTTATTACGGTAGAGGAAGGAATAACAGATTTGACTGACTGGATGAAAGGGAAAATCAACGAATCTGTTGACATTACTGTAACCGATGCTGTTGAGGCAGGAAACTTTAATCCTGTTGAATCGGACGCTGTTGCAATTGAAGTTGAACGTATCGATAGTACTATAGGTCAGATAGCCAGTTATGATTCTGAAATTATCGGAGAGCAGACTTTCAAGGACGTTGCTCAGACTTCTTCTGTTTTAGGCACTTCAACCATTACAGGATGGGGATTTCCTTTAAAAGAAAGACAGAATATTTTAAATATACCGATCAAGATTGCCAATACAGTTGCTTCAACTCAACAGGTATTGTCTATCAGGGAAAATGACAGGGATGGAGCTGTTTTGGTAACTAAGGCTTATAATAGAAATATTCCTACATCAGGGCCGGGAGTTTTGGTTGATTTTGAATTGGATGGAATTCTTGAAAACCCCAATAATACTAAGCTTTGGGCAGAGATATATAGCGCAACACCATTTGGTATTTTTAGAGTAACTCCTGCACAGGTATTTACAGAAGCAGATGGTTATCCATTTGTAAGAACCACAACGGCAACGGATATGGGAGTTACTAGGGTGTTCACGGGTGGGCCGAGTTCCTATTACGATATTTACCATGAAGTAGTCGTAGCAGTGGTTGATGAAGGGTACAAGTTCACAGAAAATATGCGAGAACAGATATCCACTATTGCTAGCGAAACAGTTGTACAATCTGAATCGGGAGAACTTCCAAACGAGAACGAACGTATTTCATTCACAGGTTCATCGGTTACTTGGGGTGATGGGTATTTGCAATCGGGATATGTAGGTGAATACATCAAATGGAAGCAATCAAAACTAGCACAGGCGATACTAGCTACAGAACTGGAAGGCGGTATATTGGTTGCTAATCGTCAATACTTCTTAGGACAGGCTCGAAAAATTACGGGAGTGGGTCAGGAATTTGAATTTAAAATTAAGGGTAACGAGGTTAGTATTATACAAGGTATCGAGCGGAGCAATGCAAATGCCAGTGAAATTGAATTGTATATCGATGGAAACCTTCACGATACCTTCAACAACTTCAATCCAACACCTATAGGAGCGTTTACCAAAAACTTTACCGGCGATGGTACAATCGTAATGTTCGATTTGGGTAATGCATTCACTTATGGACACACCGTAACAGTTGGCGGAGCTTCAAATATTGTCACGCTCAACACTACGCAAAATACAGGTTTCACTATTCCTACTGGTTCTGATTGTGCTATCATTAGACGTTTAGGTGTAGATGAAAATGGCAATTCTGCAGTTACCCACTGGCTATGGTTCAAAGTAGCTCCAACTAACGGACAGGCAATTATAGTGAACGGTACTAGAGGCAAGGCATTGTTTTATGAAGAAACAACCATTGGTCAGGATGTATCGGGCAACAACGAAAGTCCATACGGTGACGGTGATACCTCATTTGATCCGCTTGCCCCTTCATCAGTTGCTACAGGGTTGGACTTTAGGCAGACAGATGACAGAGTAGTAAATACTTATAGATTCCTAGACAATAAAGAGCGCACTGTAAGATTAAGAATTAAGGGAAATTACGGAGCTGCAAGTGGTACACCGTATTTCATTTTCAATTTTGCCACGAACAGATATTTCCATTTCCAGAATGCAGGTATCGGCGGTTGGGATCTTTGGGATCTGGATAAAACTATCTCGCAGGATGCATTAAGAGGATGGCAGAGAGTAATTGAGTTCAATCCTGATAAATTGGTTGTTGAGACTACTCCAAATGATGATTGGATAGTTAAAGGTCATAAGGTATATTCTAGTGCAACTTTATCTCTCGCAGAATTAAGAGCTACTAAGAATTTACCGCTTAGGTCTATAGATTATAATTCGGGTAATGATGATTACACCATGACAAGATGGAGGGGATTTATTACAGCAATCACCGAAGATAGCGTGACTTTTTCGGGGACAGTAGATACTCCAATAGTTGTAGGTGACGTGGTGATGATTGGTCAATACTGGGGAAATAATAAGGACTATATAGAAAGGATTGTTGCAGGCGTGAGCGGTTCTACCATTTCATTCAACAAGCCTATTACTAAGGGTGAGATTATCTATAGCAGTTTACAGGATTTTGTAGGGAAAGAAATCGGTGTACGTTCATTGGGAACCTTCAAAACCAAACTGGAAGGATTGATTGATAAGATTCGTTCGGTAACAGACAAACCTATTTATCTTCTAGAAAACCCTATGCCTAATGTGTTGGGGCGTGAATTGTGGGGTTATCCTATTGTAATGGACATGGTAGCCAATAGCAAGGTTAATGTTCATTCTGTTGATTATTCGAGTTTAAGAAGATGGCAAGAAAGCCAAGCTAAAGAAACCACGACCTTAAATGTTACATCGGCTGTATTAGACCATTATCTGAACAAGAGAGTACTTGAATTTGGCACGAACGGTCAAAACTTATTGGCAGTTGACGTACTATTGAACGGGGCGAGCATTTACGGCAAGCGCGCAGTAGTTCAGAACGGTTGGGCGTATACGGTTAATCAATCAGCTACAGGGTTGACACTGAATAAGCTTGCTTCAGGAACAACCAATTCAGGACAGGTGTACAACGGTAGGGCGCCAAGATTGGTAATATTAGATGATGCATTAACAAGCGGAATTATAACCGTTAAATGGGCAGGTTCATTGTGGAGCAATGACAGCTGTCATATGAACGCAAACGGTTCTAAGCTTTATGCGGATTTTTTGAGAGATATATAATGTTTAACGCCCCTATTTCGGTAGGGGCTTGAAATAAAAGGGGAAAGATGAAAACAGGAGAAAAGGGGTTAAAGCTGAGAAAAGTAACATATTCAAGTGCAGGACATCACTTAAATGATAGTGGCGCAGTAGGTGTAGATGGAAGAAAAGAAAATGTTGAGACAATGATCTTTCGTGATTTGGTTAATTCTCAGCTTAGAAAATTAGGCAGGACAGTAGTACAGGATAATGACAAGGAGACATTAGGGCAATATTTAGGTAGAATCAACCCAACAGAAAAGGATGTTACCATAGAGCCGCATTTTAATGCCTTTAATGGAAAAGCGACTGGTGTTGAGGTATTGATTCCAGATAATGCAAATGAGCGTTCCAAAGCTATGGCTAAAGAGTTGGTGGATGGTTATGCTAAAATAATGGGGATTGCAAATCGTGGCGTAAAGACAGAGAGTCAATCAGCTAGGGGTAGATTGGGCTTAATGCGTAAAAAAGGAGCCGTTTGTCTACCTGAGTTGTGCTTTATAGATAATCCAAACGATATGAAAGCATATGATAAGAATAAGGTAAATCTAGCATGCTTTACGGCGCAAATAATTGATAAGTACGATTTGAATTAATAAGGGATGGAAGAATTTTTAAAAGAGCATATATTGCCAAATGCATATGGTGCGATTGCTGCAATTGTAGGTGCTGTTTGGCTATGGTGGAGATCAAAACCAAAAGAAAAAATTGAAAATGAAGGTGGTTTAGTTGGTAATGCCAAAGAAGTACTGGAAATGTCGGAACGTATTACCGAACGGCTGGAAAAACAACTTGAAGCGTCTGACGGCATTATCGAATCATTGAAAGAAAAATTAAGAATATCTATCGATGAAGGAAATGAATGTAAGAAAACACTAAATGATATTCGCGCGGAGTTGGCTGACTTCAAAGCCTTATGTGAAGGTCAAAAGTTAGAACTGGATGCTCTGCGTGAAGAATGTCGATTATTAAGGATAACTATTGAAGCAAATGAAAAAACTGATAACATTAGTGATAGTCTGCACCTTAATTAATGGGTGCGGATTATTTAAGAATACAAGTAAGGATGTTCTTATTTCCAAGTCGGGAGTAAGTATTGAGCAAAGTAGCGATCAAGAACTGAAAGTCAAAGACAATAGCCAGTCAGTTGACATTAACACAAACCTCAAAACAAGTGATAAGGTCAAAAACACAACCATACAAGCGGACAAACTTAACTTACGCCCCGATGGATCATTTGAAGCCGAGGGAAATGTAAAATATCAATTAGCAGAATCAGAAAAGCTACGACAACTAGATAGTGCATTTAAAAGTCTTCAATCTGATATGGAATACTTTTTAAAAGCAAGTCAAGCGATTAAGGAGAAAGTTACTACCTACGATAAAGAAGTACATAAGGAATCTAAGCCGAGCGGCAAAGGTATAATTTATGGTACTCTCGCTCTACTCGTTTTCGTTATCATCGTTGCTTGGTGGTTCTTTGGGATTGGGAAAGCTAAGTCGAAAAGTAACAAGCCACTCTAACCAGTGGCTTTTTCTTTCACGGCTTCATAAAATAATACCAACCTATCATAACTAGGGCATTTGTCCAATTCCTTTTTCCAGTTATCGCAATCCTTAAATTGTTTTGCCAGGAACCTTTCTGCATTTAATACCACCATATGAGGGGCTATTCTAATATTATCTTCATAGGTTCTTCCTGTAAGCTCTCTTCTTAATACATCTAATTCCATGGGCGCAAAAGTATAGTTTGAATTTTACACTTGCAACTTTGCTAAAAATATTAGTAATTTTGACACATGAATACTGAAGCATGGTTGAAAAAACAAAAAGAAACTCCTAGCGATGTTATTTCTTTAGCAAAGAATGCTAGGGTTAACGGATGTTGGATTTACCATGAAAAAAAACAGAAATTCTATACTCCAGATGAATTTGAGGAGAATTGGGAAACAGTATTCTACGTTGCAAATAAGCATAATAATTATAAGGAATTCAAGATTGTAAACCCTTTGTATGCTGTTCGATTAACTGCTAGATGGATTGATATAGCGACTGCTAGACATCAGGATATTTTAAAGAAACTTGAAAATTATTCGGGAGAATTTACACTTAAGAAATAGGATCTTGAATACTCTTTATATTTGTTTCCTCACCTCTTGCACCTGTAACACGATACGTTTGATGGCTTCCTAATTCACCTGAATATGGTTTCATAAGTTGGGTAATTTCTTCTCTTCTATTAGCAAATAACCACGCATCCCGGTCTTGTTCTCCTATGATTAATGGCATACGTTTCTTCTCGTTGTGAATTTCCTCTAATAATGGATTCGCGGGTGTGGTTATGATGCTGAATGTAGGGTAAGTTTCGCCTGTGTCTTGGTCAGTGAATTGGCTATAGACAATACCTAAGGTGAAAATTTCCCTTGTTGGATAGTAGATGAAATAGTTCTCTGTCTCTTTCTTTCCTAACACTTTATGGGGTTCATAAAATCCTGTGACATAAAGCAGACCTCGGTTTTTTCCTATGTATGATTTGTAGCTAGCTTTCTCAAAAATACTCTCTGATTCAGCATTCAATGTATTAGCATACTTTCCTGCTTCTTGTTCTGTCTTTACCCAAAATGGTAAGAGCTTCTATCTTGCAGAAACTACACTATCACTATCGGTATTTAGTGTTACTGGAAGGAAAGGCCTTGCAAATCCTGAAACATGCCAAATTTCACCCTGATCGTATGTTATTTGTTTCTTTGGAAGTTTTGTTTTCAGTTCTGACTTACTCGGAGTTCCTACATGATAGCACATATTTGTTATATTTATATCTAAAATAAGAATTATTATGACTAGAGAACAAGTACGACACTTATTAAATGAAGGATTCGACATTATTAAAGATGGGGATCCTGTAGTAGTATCGGGTGACTTATGGGATTATTTAGATAGCCTAGACGAATCACAGGATAAGGTAGTGGTATTGGAAGATGCTCTTAAATGGAGTGATGAGGAGCTTGCAGGGGTTGAGTATAAAGCCTAACGGTGGGTTAGGCTATAATTGAAAGATATCATTTTGAAAGTATCTTATAAGGTCTTGCGAAAGCAATTCTCTGTTTAGATTACCATCTTTATCTAAGTATTTACTAAAATCTCCATTAGATATAAAGTCAATTGTTACACGTCCTGTGATAAAAGATTGACCTCTTTCGGTTTCAAGTTCTAGAATGGTGCCTATTGATTGTTGAATGAATTGTGACATATTCAAATATACTAAACAGTTTCAAAATAAAACTTAACATCTGCTTGTCTTTCCTCGACTAGTCCATAACGTTTAGCAAATTTGTATTGTGTTGAATCCCGATTTAGTGAATTGACAAAACCACCAATTATCTTTCGAAATCCCTCTAGGGAATGACTATTCTTTATAATATTACAACTAGGACATGAGGGATTGAAGTTTTCTAATGTATTACGATAGGGATGTTTACACGTTCCATTCAACCAATTCCGAACAATTGGTTCTATATGGTCAGCGTGGAAGCGGTCGCCTAATAGGTCGCCACAATAAGCGCAACGACCATTGTATTTATTACGGAGTGAGAGACGTTGTTGTTTTGTTAGTTTCATTTTGTTAATTCAATTTTACCATCTATCCCAAAATAGACATGGTTAATAGTTCCGCAAATACACTTCTTACTTGCTTGTCCGTTTTTACAGTAGGTAGAATATACCTTACCATCCAATTGTAATGGTTGGGTGCATTTAATGCATGGTCTAAAAATCATAGTGACACCTCTAATTCTTCGCCTGTAAGGGCATAATAAAGATTCTGTAGTTGGTGGAGGTGTTTGATTTCAACTAAAACATTGTTGCCATCACACAAAAGAAGCCCATCAAAATTGGTCACTTTATGAATGCTATACCTTGTGTCATTTATTCGGTATTCACCATCAAGTTCATCATATACGCATATCGGACACTTCAACAACACCGATTCCGTTAAAGGGACAGGATCATGTACTAAATTAAAACCTTTACTATCTTCTGATATCCATTTTAAATCTTGCCAATCTATTTTAGTAGGTACTACATCTCCTTCAGAGGTTGTGTAGTTTAAAATGTTTCCTATTCTTAATTCTTTTTAGATTATCATCGTCTTTCTAATTTTTCTTTTAATTTGAATGCCTGACTTTTTGAACCTCTCCATGGTAAAAAACCATCATAAACTGTCTTCCATGGTGATAACCACGATGTCTTAACTTCTACTTCGTAGGTGCCTATTCCACCTTGAACTACTCTTGCTTTCATTTCTTCTTATTTAAACCAAATAACTTCTTAAACATTTCCACGCTTCACGCACAGATTGTGAATTACTCCTTATAGCATATAAATCTTGACGCTTAATAGTTAAATATGCTTTTAGAGTTAGTTTTTTATTTCTCATATTTTCTTTTTTTTGAGCCGAATACTTGACATAATCGGCTCGTTTCATTAATTCGAGTGATAATCGATAATATCAGTGTTTAAACAGATAATTTCCTGTTCTTTAATTTTCTTTCTATAACCTTAGATACAGTAGATTCACACACGCTATATTTTTTAGCTAATTCAAGTAAAGTGTGCTTACCGGTTAACCATGATAAATAAATAGCTCTTTCCTTGCTGTCCTCGGTTTGGTTTGGTTTACCACTCATTTTTATTACTTTATTAGGATTGGGTGTTTTGGTGGGGTTATGTTATGCTGCCTTTCTTATTGACTCAGGTAATGGAAACCCTTTGATCCTTGCAATCTGTTGGTTGAATAGAGCCCAAACGTTTTCGTCTTTAAATTTGAAGTGCCCTGTACCTTTCTTGAATAATTTCACCTCGAAGAATCCCCAATCAAACCACTCACCATAGTTCCCTCGATCAACCGATGGATAAAATCTTCTTTCATTACTCCATGATTGTCCCATTAGATAACATAAAGCTTTGTCTAAGTCGTCTAATCTTTCAGCTCTTCCACTGCTTATATCCATTGTCCCCCATCGGCTTAAAGGCGCTATATAAGGCTCTATGAACTTTTTATTAACCAAATAATGACTGTTGGTTTTCCATCCCTCCACGCTCCATCGGTTTTCGTGATGATGCTGGGTAAGATTATCGAAAACCTCGAGTAACGCTTTGTCCATCCTTTGGGAGGTAGTCTGGACGATTACGTCAAGCATTTTATAGATGTTCTTCATGGTGAACTTCATCGACTTTTGTTGCTCAACGAATTTGTTGATATCCTCCATAAGGCCACGGGTACTGTACTTTTGTAGGTTCATCTTGTTAATAATCCATGACCATGACTTCTTTTGAAGCTCCTTAGTGAATTGATCTCTTGTCGTAGGAACTTCTTTCTGTGAGCATGTGAAAACCAAATCACGAACTCCTAAACCGTCAGTTAGAGCATTCATCTTAACTGCATTATCCAAAACTTCATCGTACAATTTGACTGCGTTGACATATCGCTGAACGACTTCACGAACTGCATTGTATGACATTAATCCATTTTCTTGGCGTTCCTTTTCATCTTCTTCTTCACTAAAGAAGTCCGAAAAGCCATCATTAGATCCAGGTTTTGTAATTTTGATCAGACCGATATCAATATTGGTTGATCTTTCGGCAGTTCTGAATAGGTCGCCAATGTTTTCACAATAACCGTAATTTTTGATAATACCAGTTAATTGTCTGCGTGACTTTGTGTAATCGTTAGCTAACGTTTCCCAATTACATAGAGCAACGATAACACAGCCATCAGGGGCTATATTCCAAGCGTGGTTAATGTGATGTTCATCGGCGCTAAACGGTGGATTCATTACAATGTAGTCCACATGACTGATCTGTTCACTTGTAACAGTAGTGAAGTCATTAGCTATCAATTGAGCTTTACTCGCTGATATTGTTGCTAGGTTTTCATCTAATTCACAACAGATAACGTTTGCGCCTAATTCTTTAAGCACTTCAATAATATCTCCTTTTCCTGAACTTGGTTCAAGAACTGTCTTACCTGCCAATTCATAAGGGGCAAGCATCTGATATATCACCTCTTTGGGTGTCGGGAAAAAATCTTTGTTAAACATTATATCAATCCTCCTATAAATAATCCTGTTAAACCTCCAATTGATGCACCTATTGAGTAGATGACACGATCACGCATTGAACCGAATGCAACCTTCTTGACGTTGAATGACCAAATGAAGCTTATTAGGAAGCTGACAACGAGTACACCTGCAAAATTGCGTTGAGTAATAAGCCAAGTGTTCAACGCTACGAAGAACACTTGTAAAAAGCCTGTGGTGAATAGGTTCATGAAGCGAATAGGTTTAGCTGTTTGCAATGGTCTTTTAGAGACTCCATTCCTGAAAGATGGTATTCTTTTAATATTTCAGTACTCACACCTCGTAATCCTAAATTGTGAACAGCTTTCATTGTGCTATATGAACCACCGAACCAATCAGCAACAATTACTTTATTTGTAGCTTTATCTTTAGGGATAACTAATTGAATCAAACGCTCTAAAAGTCTAACTGGTTTTTCTGTAGGATGGATAGATCCGTAATGGTTTCTCAATTCTTCGTAGATTGTAGTTTGACCATTCTGCTGCAGTAGTTCTAACAGTTCATAATAATATGATTTTAGGAATGTAAATGCATCAGTTGTTATAATTGATTTTTCACTCATTCCGTTAACTATTTTATTCATGTCAACTACTGAATCAGGTACTTTACCTACTTTATCAGATGAAATAGTCACACCTTGTTTCTGATGAATAATTGATTTTTCGTTTAGACCAAAGGATATACCTTGAATTACATCGGCAGCGCGGTCTCCTTTTTCTCTTTTATCAGTATTTACGCTATGTTTTGTGAATTTTTCTTGCTCTAATCTATCGGTCCGAATAATTGTTTTTTCATTTAACCCTTCGCTAATACTTCTGATCGCTGACACACTTCTATCTTCCTTTGTAATTACTGATGAAATAGATAATTGATTTGCATCCCATTTTTCAGAAGTGTCACGGGTGTTGTTTTCCAAGAACTCTAATACTGCATTTAAGGATTTTGTATTCTTAAGGATGGACCTCATGCGCTTGATGTCACCGCAAATTGAATCAATATCATTACCTTTCATCTCCAGATAAGGAATCTTGCATTTATTGATAGTGCCTTTACCTTTAGTCCAAATGCTTACTGTTTCATGAACTCGAGACAATGCCATAAGAGGGGATGAACATTGCGATTTATCCCAAATAATTTCCTCTTTGAAAGTAAAGTCTAATCTGTCCAACATTGAACCCCATCTATAAAATGAAGCGCCACGTCCAAAGACTATAATAAATCCATTCTTAGTCAATATACGTTTACACTCATTGAAAAATAATTCTTCATCGAATGCAGCATCTAACTTATGCTTAAGATATAGGTATGGTGGATCAATACATATTATGTCAATAGATCCGCTATCTGTCAAAGCTATTCTATCAAAACAGCTTTCGTTATATATTTCTATGTTATATGTCACTTTCATTCCTCAAATATTTTAATCTGCTTATTCGGTTTGTTCAATTGCTCTTCTGCTTTGATGGCTTCGAGTTTCTTCCTTGCTGTAGCGAGGACTTCCAGCATCTGATCGTGTGATAACCCATTCTCCTGGAGATAGGCTATTATCATATCTGCTTGTTCTTGGATGGTCATCTCCCTTCCCCCTCTCTAGGGTCGTGGATGGAGCCGATGACTTCGACTTCAGACCAATCGATGCAATCATCAGTATAATGACCGTCTATCATTTTTAAAGCGTACCTGCCGCACTTCATTTGTATTACTTTGAAATAATCACCTTCTTCGTCCTTATAGATATCCCCCTCATAAATCTCCACTCCATTCTTATCTTGAATTCCTGTGAATTGCCCGACTGATTCGGGAATTACTGTATAACTACCTTTGTCAGAAACAAAAATTCTATCAACACCAGCATGGTTAAAGTAGTAGCCGTAAACCCATTTTTTGGTGTCAGTTACTAATCCCCTAAATTTTATCTGTCTCATTTGTATTTACTTTTAAGTAGTTAAGGATGAAGTTTGCACCAGTTTTAAAACCGTCTTTGAAATAATGATTTCGGTCACTTTGAATAAAGTGTTGGTGTTCTTCGTGTTCGATTTCCTCCTCACTAGGGATTTCGATTTCTTTAAGCCAATAGTCAGGCTCGTCACAATCGCAAGCATCATCAGATAAAAACCAATAACCGTTATCAGAACGATTGGCTATTCTTGTTGATAATGGTTCTTCATTCCATCCGACAATTACGTGATGCTCTGCATTTGGCAACTCACCCTTACTAGGGTATCTCTTTATAAATACTGTTTGCTTTTCCATTTGGTTAGCTGTTTTGATTTTTTAACCACTTACTATGCTTCTTATCCGCACTCTTTTGGTTAAGTGCTTCGCAGGAAAAACCATCTTCATAGGTAAATCGCTGTTGACCTTGCTTGCTTGACTTATAGGTATTGCTATTAGTTGAATCTTTCCTTGTTTCGCGGGTTTCGTAGAACTCTTTATTTTGCGGGGCGAATGCTCCTGCTAAGCCTAATATCATAAGGCGTGCTAAATTTCTTCTTCTATTTTCCATTTGGTTAATCTTTTAAAATTTGGCAGGCTGTTACACCCGCCGTAAGTGAATTAATCCCTTGATTTTTGAAACATCTTAGAGAATGGATCGTACACATTTTGAATCGTGATAAGACAATCAGATTTCATGTTGAGATCAGTGTGATTCTTGGTACTTAGCACACAATCACCCTCAACAAATCGTGTCTCGTTGATTTTATCTAACATTACTACTCTCTTAGGATTGATAGCAAAGTGACCGCTTGTGGATTCTACTGATGCTACATTTACTTGTTTTACTTGTGTCATGACTTTATTTATTTTAAAAGATTAATATTCGTATTGTAATAAGGAGAAGTACTTGTCTCCTGTGATTCCTACTAGATCCGCAACCTCATCCTTGGATAGGTTATGAAGCAGTTGCAAACCTTCATTTGTAAAATTGGTTGAATACACTTCGCCTTGTCGCTGAATGGACAGGATATGTTCTTTAACTTTTCTAGGGATTCGATATAGACTAGCTACTGCATCTTTTGCAGTTCTATTGGATGGCTCAACACCTAAGAAGAACATCCTATCGGTCGATGGACAATAACATCTAACAAATGCGATATCTTCATCCATCAATCGTCCAGAAAAGAGGGTATATACCCCGATATTCATTCCTCCTGTGGTACCTTCTAAATACTTAGGGTCTTTCTTGTCGACATAATTATCAACCTCTTTAAGGTTTTTAGAAAGGAATCTGAACATGAATTCATCGCCGAATTTTGAGTTGTAAAATGATAGAATAGCGGATTTGATTTCTTCGTTGCGTTCCTTAGCAAAATCCTCGAAAGTGATTTCCTTATTTGAAAGCTTGTCAAATAGTTCTTTATCCAAATTGAAGCCGTCTACATAGTAACAATCGAATTTTGTTAAGTCGGTTGAATACCCCCAATCTATCGCTTGGCCATCAGTATTGTGTAAGTTATTAGTAGCGTTACGATGTATTTTCTTAGGATATTTAGAAACAATACATACTAATTCTGAAAATATAGCAGAATAAACACCTGAGTTAAGATACAACTCATTCCAAGTGTTCAACTCTACATTTATGGGTGCATCTATTTTTAATTCATTTGCCATGAATCCGAACCACGCTAACCATGAATTAGAATAAACGTTAGTTGTGAATAAATAGTCAGGGTTATATTGACCAAGTTGGCTATCCAGTTGGCTACTCAGTTGGCTATCCAGTTGGCTATCCAGTTGGCTACGCAGTTGGCTACTCAGTTGGCTACGCAGTTGGCTATACAGTTGGCTACTCAGTTGGCTATCCAGTTGGCTATCCAGTTGGCTATACAGTTGGCTACGCAGTTGGCTATACAGTTGGCTATACAGTTGGCTACTCAGTTGGCTATCCAGTTGGCTATCCAGTTGGCTATACAGTTGGCTATCCAGTTGGCTACGCAGTTGGCTATCCAGTTGGCTACTCAGTTGGCTATCCAGTTGGCTACTCAGTTGGCTATACAGTTGGCTACGCAGTTGGCTATACAGTTGGCTATCCAGTTGGCTACGCAGTTGGCTATACAGTTGGCTACTCAGTTGGCTATCCAGTTGGCTACTTTCTATTTCCGGAGCGTCCTCTAGTTTAGGTAATTCAATGCCATTCTTCACACAATAAATAGCATATAGAATAGGATAGAATACTTTCTCGTTAGCCTTGATGTAGTTAAAGAATATTTGACTTTCATAAGGGTTTTCAGCTACTAATACAACTGGTTTTTTATAGCCACATTTATCGTAGTTCCAATGGATTAAAGTTTCTGCATTTTCTTTCTTGAAACTATTGTATCTTCCTCCATCGAATACTCCTTTAGTGTATTTTTCTATGTACTCAGGTACTTTTGCTTGTATTTCGGGGGTAAAATCTTTTATGGTTTTCATATTATGTTTTTATTGGGTTTTTAACTCGCTTTCTTACTCAAATACTCCTGACGTATGATTTCGTTAGATCTTGGGTCATCTTCATCTACGAATATTAAGGTGTTCTTAGAATCGTATATAGGGATGGAGCGTTGAGCCTTTCTAATTCTTGATGGTAATACGGTTTCGTTTTTCTGAAGCTTAACATGTCCCTTTTGCATCATTTCATTTGACTGAATGGCAGGGATTATCTGTTTAGCTTCGGTTTTCTTTGGTTTAGTCTTAGGAATAATTACAGGCTTCTTTATTTCTTTCTTTGGAAATACCTTTGGTTTGGATTTTTTAGTCATTTTAGGTTTTTCTTCCTTTAATGATTTAGGCTTTCTGGTGTACTCCCTTGTTCTTCGTTTGAATAGTTTTGTATCAGGATGCTTTCTTGTCAAATTAGACACACAGCTTTGAGTCAATCCAAATTTCTTAGCCACTTCATCTAAGTGCATTACTTTTCTTGCTTCAATAATAGATTTAATATATTCTTCACGAGTTGGTAAGCCCTTTTTTTCTCGTTCTGTCTCTCGTTTTACTATCCTGTAAATAGAGGTTCTTATCATGTTTATTTCTTCAGCTATTTTAGCGTTGGAATATCCTCTCTTGTGGAGAGACATAATTTTAGCGGTTCTTTCTCTGTCAGTTATTTTAGTCATAATTCCTCCTTTACTGATTTTTGAACTAATTGAAAAACTTCATTTTCACATTCGTATTCTTCAATTAGAAGTCCGTATAGAGTTTCTTTTCTTAATCGACCATTTATCCATAAAAAGAAGTATGCGCTATACCAACCAAAGGCTTTTATCCTTCCTTCCATAGTGATTAATTCCCCATCTTTATTAATGGCTGAATATTGGGTTATGAATGTTTTCATTTTATTTTTGATTTTTTAGTTTTTTAATCTGGAATAAGAAAGCCCTAACTTTACGGCTAGGGCTGGGTTTTGTTCAATTTTTTGATGGTGTGGCCAACAAAGAGATTTGAAGTGTTTTTTATCTGTTAAGAATGATCCTAATCTTCCCCTGCCGTGATGCAAAGTCACTTCTCTACTACTGCAACCAGGGTACATACAAATAGAATTTTCCTTAAGGAATTGATCACGTACAATTCTATACTCCTTTAGCCTAGAAAGGCGTTTTTTAGAGAAAACTCTAATTTTTTTCTTCTCTTTGGTCAAAGGTTTTTTAGGCATATTCTTCTGATAACAAAAAAGGCACATTCCTTTACTGAAAATGTACCTTTGATCTTTGCATGAAGTGCAAACCTTTTTCTTTCGTTTAATCATGCTGAATCGATATTGAACTTAAAATATTCTTCTCCTTTTTCCACTATTTTTTTGTCTACTATTGCCCTTACAATATCCTTATCGTTGAAGCCGTATTTCTTTTGTAGAATATCCTGTAATGGCTTTACGGGGTTATCCCAATCAGCTAAAGGACTAGATAATCCAAATTCGTAGGAAACAATAAAAGGAGGGGAGGGAATGGTTATTTTTGGGAGTGATAATAATACATGCTTTTCATAAGCTTTGTATTTTGGTGTTTTGAAGCGTTGACCTTGCCAACATTCGTTAACAGATAAGGGTTTAATATCTAATTTTATCAATCATCTACCTTTTCCTTTCCGAATAATAATTTGATTGCTTCTTGTTGGGTTAATTTTTTGGCATTCATAAAATCAGAATATCCTTGATAAACTGTGTATGGAAACTCTCCGTCTGAAATAGAATGAAGTTTTGCAATGAAAAAATCATCCTCTTTGTTATCCCAAAACTTACATACATCCCCAACCTTTGGTTTTTCTTCGGGTTTGATACGGTATTCTGTGTTTAAAGACCACATCGGATCTCCTGGCCAATCACTCCATTCGCCATTACCTTGTAAAAACTGAATCATAGCACCCTTTTTATGAGCTTCTTTAAGTTCAGCGAATTTGTCTTGCTCGATGATGGTAGCCCATTGGCCTTTTGAGAAAATGGTAGCTCCATCAACACTCATCCAATTTCCTTCATGAAAACAGAAATAGCTTAAGGATCTAATTTCACATTCTTTTCTTGTACTCGCTGACATAACTTTATCCCCTTCTTTAAACCCCCTCTTCTTTGCTTCCTCAATCAATGCTTTTTCTACTTCTTGGGGAGTGGCTTCGGTAGTGTATTCTTTTGCTACTTCATTGCAAGCACATTTGCAACTTGATTCGTCAATATTATAAAACCATTCGCCTGTTCTACCAAATCCATAACCATATAATACTCCACTATCCTTTATAGAAGTCACACAAAATAATAAACCAAATTTATGCTTATACCATTTTCCAATTTGATGTTGAATTTTAACTTCTTCTTTTTCCAAATACAGCTCAAATAAATCATTAAGCGAACCCTCAATATTATGATTAGGTACTGGATCTTCTACTAATGTTAATTGTCCTTGTTTATGTACTAAGTAGGTGTGTCCATGTGAATGGAAATCATAACTCATTTCCTTATCGTAAGGAATGTTATTCTTTCTTGCTCTTGTGATTACTTCACTAAGCATTTCATGTCCGTATATGTGTACATGGACATTGTCTATTGTTTTAGGTTCTGACATAATTTAGTCGTTTAATAAATCTTTGATTTCTGTTTCCATTTCGATTAGGTTATCGAAATATCTCTTAAGTGCAATTCTTTCCGATTCGTTTTTGAGCATATACCTAAGTTCTTTTTCATGTACAGCTTTTAGTACTGCCTTTGCGCATTCTATCTTGTCGGGTACAGTATCTAAGAATCCATTCAAGAAGTCAATATCCTTTCGATTAGACATTCTGGAATTGATATCCAAATCATGTTCTTTATCCCTTTTGATATCTATAATAGCTTGATAGTACATTTCAAACTTGACCTCATTAGGATATTCAACCAACTTGAAGTGCTCACTCAAAAATCGATACAGATAAACAGCTGAAAATGGAATTTTCTTTGTCTCCTTATATCTCTCAAATCCATCGATCAGATGAACCTTTGCAAGTGCTTTTTGCTCATCAATTGATGGAATTGGTTTTTCCTCTTCCTTATGTGATACCTGCTTTGCGATTTCTGCCCGTTTTGCTGACGTGTAATGAGTTTTTAGGAATTTTATAATAGTCACAACAGATAACCCGAAATATTCGCCGTAATCACCTAAAATACCTTTGTTAATGGCAATAGGAATTTCAGTTAACCGAATGTTGGGTACTGATCGTTTTACTTCTTCTGCAATAGTTCTGAATGTGTGCTTTAACTTTTCTTCTTTAGTGTCATACCCAAGATCATCGTTAGCTTTAATAATAGCTGCATTAAGAATTGAAAACAAAGTAATTTCATCAGTTTCTCTAACCATTGGAGCGTCAAACATTTCAACACATAATTCTAATCGTTGTAATGCTTCATATTTTTCAATTTTTGTTAATCCTTTCTCCATACTTTTCATTTGCTACCTCCAATGCAAGTTCCAAAGCAGATTTCTTTGGGACATCAGAGTTATTTTTTTTATTGAATTCTTTTTCTTTTTTTATCCACGTACCTAACCTTCGTTCCACATTAAAGGAAGTTTCTTTTTCAAACCTCATTTTTCTATCGTTTACACCATGTTCAGTCCAGTACTTAAAAAATTCATTAAGCATATCTCTGGAATGTGAATTAGTGTAGGGTATCATAAGATTTTTAAAATCATTTTTCCTTTCAGGAATGGATTTCTTTTTTTGGGGTGGTGGGATATTCCCACCACTATCAATTATACTATCTTCTTTATTTCTTAATTTCTTATTATTATTGTTAGTGGTCGTTTGTTGGTCGCTCTGCGGACTTAATGCTGGTCGCTCGTCCTCAATAATTTGGTAAGAATCGTAGTTTACGATAGTAATAACGCTACCTTTTGAGTTTGTTTCGATGGTCAATTCGCTGGTCGTTTTTAGCTTAGTGAGTGATGTTCTAATTTGGCGTTCTGACAAGCCTAAATCCATTGATAACTGCAAACGTCCAGTTAACAATTGACCTCTTTTTACAATCAAACTTTGGTAGTTTCTGTCTTTATGATTTGCTTTTAAAAGTAGGTGGAGAAATAAAATTTTAGTATTGATATCCCTATACCATTCCCAATCAAGAATTGATCTGTGAATCTTTATCCAACCTAACAGTTCGCTCATAATTAAAACCAGTATTAGTTAAAACTTTTTCTAAAAATTCCATATCAAATAATTATGCTGTCCTCCTTATAAAATGCCAATTCGGGGCTATATAAGCCTTGAAAACAATCTTTTTCTTATCTAAATCGGCATATGTTAATAATGCTTGTTGCCCCTTTGCTTTTGCTTCATCCATTGCCATGATAGCAAGTTCAATAGAAGAAAATCTTTTCGGTGTTAGGTGCAATTCCGGACAGGTTACCTTATATGGTTTTTCATAATCGATATCATCAAATCTTCTGAAGACTGATTTTAGTTTTGATTCTTTTGCCATTCTGAATATTCGTTTTCTAGTTCTTTAATTTTGTTGGTTAATTGTTCTCCTTTAGATAGGAGTAATTTTGATTCTTTAATCTGATTATCATAGATATTATCGAGCGCAGCATAAATGAATGCTGTATCATCTTCTGTTAAATGGTTAGGGCATAATTGAACCGATGACCATTCATTATTGGTATGGCACGTAAACTGATTCTTAGAGAAAGGGTTGTAGAATACGTGTACATACGATGATGTTATTTCAATATTCAGTTCACCGAACTTAAAGTTCAATGAGCTATTGATATTAGATATGAGTGGTAAAAACCTAGTCTCTACCAATTCAATTATTTCCTTGATTTCCATTTTGGTTTAATTGGAATCGGGGATCTGATAATTAAGATATACAGCGCATATCCTAATTATATCCTCGATATAGTTAGAAAATTGGGTTGTTGTTAAATCCTTTGTGGATGGAGTATTAAGAATGTTTTTCCAGAATTTGTGAACTAAATCATAATGAGAAAACCTTTCCTTCTCCCATCCTGCATAGAGTAGGGCAGTTGATGAATGTGGAATCACAACGCCCCAATAGTATGCGTTAGCATCTAAGGAGCGTTTAGCCATTATTTTATGGTTAATGACTTGCCAGTAGTTTTTAAAGTTGCACCCTTAATCTCTAATCCATTTTTAAGGTCATCGCCAATTAGTTTTTTATCTATTGTTTTTGGTTGTTCAATCTTATAATGATTTGGTATAAGTTCTTCATTGTAAATTATAACAGAAGGAGGACTTTTTCTAATCGTTAAATTGATTAGATCACCTTTTATACTGTCAATCCCGTGCAGTAACATTGCATCCTTTATGATTGTCTTTAGCCGGTCAAGGGTATTGTCTTTAGCTTTTTTTAAGGACTGAAGTCGCTTGATCTCCCTGTCTAGTATTGATGATTCTCCATCTATTTGGCGAATAACCAAGGCATAATTGATACCTTTAGTTTCTAACTGTTCACGATTAAACAGCAATTGACTTTCTAATTCTTCAGTTATTTCCCCTCCATTATCTTCTAATTGTTGAGCTATTTGGAGGAATTCTTGATTGATTTGAAATATATTAGACATGATTAATTATTTTATTGGTTTGTAATTCTTTTCGGCTGATTCCAAGGTTTCCCTGTAAGTCTTTTTCATAATGAAATGGTCTAATAATTTCATTACTACATTTTGTTCTCCTTTATTTATACGCGCTAATGCTGCATTAAAGTCCTTTTCATTCAACCAAGGTTTTGATGGTTCATCTGATTTTTGTTGTGGATCTGATTTACCTTTAAAAACATCTATTCCAATTTCTAGGTAACTAGCTATTTTAGTAATAGCATCAGTTGTTGCGCCTTTAAATGCATCACCTAAATCAAAATTCTTTGAGTTTTCACCACCATTGTCATTTCCTCCAAAACATTCATGGTAAACACCGAATTCAGGAATTTCAAATACTACCTTTACAACAACCATTAGTTTATCTGTAGTAGTAACATGTTGGACCGAAGTTTTCCATGATCCAATACCAAAAACATCATTAAGCCTTTCAGTTATAAATATTGGCTTTATTGATGTTAAAAATGTTTTAGTAGGATGTGGTTTTAATGCTTCTGGTGGGAGAGGGGCTTTAAGCTTTTCTCTCATGGCACCATCTATATTTAAGTATTCCATATCTTTATTTGCTAGTTATTCTTACATCATAATCCATAGCTCCACAATACAGAGCTGTACAAAAAATTAAAGCCATTACAGCTAATGCAATGACTTGAAAATAGAATCGAAACATTTCCTTAGTTTCATCATCTAAGAAGAACCACCAGTTCTTAACTGATTGATCCAGTTTTTTAAAAAGTTTCATTATTTATTTTTTAATCAGGTTAAAAAGAAAAGCCCCAATCTTTAAAGAGGGGCTGTTAGTTAATTAGCGGAGAGAACAGGATTCGAACCTGTATGCTATGCTTGCGGCATTTTACTCGATTTGTACTTCATCGAAACGTCTACCAATTGCGCCATCTCTCCAACTTAAAAGCAAGGGCAGGGTTTGATACCTGCACCAACGTTTTTTGCAGAAGTTTCTTTTCGTTGGCGTACTGTTACTAATAGAACTTCTGAACTTTTCACATATACGACGTCTCTATTCCGCCACCTTGCTTTATGTTTTTAACACGCACGCAGTTTGAGTCTGCATCTCATATACATCCAAATATCGAATCGAGTAAGTTCGGAGCTTTAATTTTTTATGCGTGTTATCTTTTCAAAGAGCTTACCTAGTATATAGGATGTTCGGGTTTTACAATGGGTTGGTAGGCTTTTGGTATTTAGTTAATAGTTCTTCGAGCTCCTCTCGTAATCCATATTCATAGATTTCAGATTTACCGTTAACCCGTTCCAGCATCTTAACAAGCTCCTTATTCTGCTCTTGAAGTTCCTTGACTTTAGGTAGGACATTTGTCGATATGTCCTCGCCTAATCCGATACCTAAAGTTTTGCCAAGTGTTTGTAAATCCAAGTTTTTAAAAACTTTGCTTGCTGATTCTTTCCAGTCGCTTAGTTCCTGTGTTTGGAATTGAGCATAGCGTTCGGTAACCCCAATAATATCAACGTCAGAAACCATATTATGCTCTACCATTGTAGTCCATGACCTGAAATTTTGCTCTTTAGCGATTTCATTCATTATTTCCTCTGGTGTTTTACTCATGGCTTAACCTCCTTTAGTTTAATCCAACCTCTGTTAATTAATTCTTCAACTGATAATCCCATCCAAGGTAATGCGTAACCACGTGAACGGAGGAAGTCAATAACATTAGTAATAGTGCTAACTTGACTTATTTTAAGAAATAGAATGTTTCCACTAATAAATTTATTGATGAAGTCTTTCCCATCTTGAATTGACTTTGCGCTCGGAAAAACTCTTTGAATAATAGCAGATAGTGATAAAGAATCTTCATCACTTATTGAGGATAGGGGTTTGAGTTCGAGATAGTAAGAATTGTATTTTGTATCCGGAAAGACAGATTCCCATGCACATGAAGCGTTTTCAACATGATTATGCCAATCATAATGTCTAACTATTTTTTGACCCCAATATAATGCGAAGAACTTTGCTTTATTTTCTAGTGTGTTTTCCATTATTTAACCTCCTTGTTAACTTTGATTAGACAAATACCCAATCCATTTTTCTCTGCATTTAGTAAAGCATTTACGCCTCTCTCACCGACAGCAAATAGAGTAGTTCCATTTGCAGGTTGCGTGCCTAAACTTCCATCAGGTTTGATGAACTGAATTCTACTACTTGTAAATAACACTGCATCAGCTTTCTGTGATGAATATTGCCACCATGATGCGCTTGTCCTGTCAGGTAATAAGGCAATGCCGTTTCCATGGTTAAAGAATTTAGCTAACCATGCTTCTTTTACCTTTCTATCACCATAAGGCGGATTCATCCAAATAAACCCTCTCCATATTTTGTCTAGTGAATCTGATTTAATGAATTGCATTGCTGGTACGTGAATATTTGTTAGATCCGTTGGTGACGCTACATCTAAATCAAATTCACAACCTAGCGCATCAAATATGTATTTTGGAGTGTACCACTCGTCCGATTTTCCTTTACTTTCGTGACTCACCTTCCACCTCCTTTTCTTCTTTAATTGGTATTGCTAGACCACGGCCTAACAGTTTTGCAGTATCAAAGTGCCATTCGTGGAGTTTTTCTATAAATCCGTATGGTAGAAAATCCATATGATGAATATCACCTTTAACCCACTCTTCAACATATCTTTTAAAAGAATAATGTGTTCTACTATCCCAATCATCCGCATAATCATTCAAAGACATAGACACTGTTTCTCCTTCTGTTAGCTCGTCTAAAGGCACAAACATTTCTCCATTATGCTCTATTTCCTCTGTAAGAGAGGATAGAGGTCTTAGGAGGGGTTTTGATTGATTTTCTACGTGTGTCCATAGATTTCTATCTGTTAAATCACAAACCATATCTTTATTGATATAGTTGTTAAATCCTATTACCTTAAGCTCATACGGCAAATACGCCGCGAGCTCTTTTATCGTTAATCTTTCCATCTTCTTACTTGTTAATAGTGGTTGCTCTTGTGAGGAGGTCTTCTAATCCGTAAGCATTCGGCATTCTTTTTTCCTTTAAACAAATGTTTACGTAAGTTAAAAACTCCAACATCTCAGGCGCATGAGCGATTAGCTGGGCGTCGTAGTCATTCTCAACAAATTCAGCAACGCATTCTCCATCGTCGCCAAATTGGATTTCATTAGTTTTAGGGGCGTAGTCTGTCTTTTCTCGTTGGACTGCTTTCCATTTTCCATTAGTTCCTTGATAATTCATTTTATGTTAGGTTTGATTAATGATCTAAGAATTGTGTTTTTAGGAACTTCAAATGATTTTCCCATTCCAAAAGTTTCTGATTTGGCATAATAGATTGTTTGGGTTGACGTATTACCCATGGCCCTAGAATAATATGTGCAATCAATAATATCAGATACACAGCAAATATTAATTGTTTTGCCTATTCGCTTTTCAAACCTTGTTCCTATCGTTATTTCCATAACTGTGTGTGTTTGGTTAATAAAAAAAAAGCAGCCGGATATAATACCCGACTGCAATTACAGTTTTTAGAGTTAATTCCTTTAGGCTTCAAAAAACTGTAAAAAGGTTAAGCCATTTTGAGGTTCTTTAACTGTGAATACTTAATTCAACTTCTTTAAGTACTTCAGATACTTTAAAGTATATTTTTGCTCCTTTGCCATTCTGTCTAACTGGCTTAATTCTTTTACGGATGCTTTCATAAGTTGTTTCGTCAAAAGCATCTACTATTTGTTGCCTAGTTACTTGGATTTTAGAAATAAAATCCTGTACCTTTTTATCATGCATCAGCTGTATGGTTTTTATTGCAAATAATTCAATTGAGTTTTCCATATGGTATGCTGTTTCGATTTTGTGATAACCGTTTTTAATATTTGTTAATAATCTCGTCAGTACAGGCGCACACCTGTATACAGCTAATTTGTGTCCGTACCACTATTTCAAGGTTGAGGATCTGATTCGCTCCTAGTATGACGCTGATACTTTCAAACAGCTGGGCGGTGCTTTAAACCTGCACACGGTTTATAAAGAACTATTGTGTTGATCCCGATCAAGGTTTCGAGCCTTACTGCCTATAGCTTATCGGGAAATTTTAAACATGGCTTGCGCCTTAACAAGTCGTTTTTAAACTTGCAACTAATTGATTTTTAGTGTATAACTAGATTATTTAAAATGGACAGACCTTATGAACGTTTCCATATGAAGAGAATTCGAACTTCGTAGATAATGCATGAATAATCCATGACTGTTTGTCATCAACCTTTATATCTTTAAGGTCCTGAAATGATATGGCATCAGGTTTGAAATCTTCATTGAATATTGCTTCATTAGAAAGGATTTCTAAAGCGATATTAGTGTCAATGTCATAAAGTCCACCATAACCTAATTCGAATTCATTATGGATAGAAGCGCATTCGTACATTTGATTCAACAAAGCATTCGTTTGTGTTTTTGATAAATCACCTGTAGACAGGTAGTAAGCGATTGTATTTTTCATGATTATCTATTTCTGAATTGGTTAATGGAATTCTTAACTACACGTGCAGCTTGATTGGAAACCAAAGCACATTCTTCATTTCCATATCTGCGATTATTTTCGATGTCCTCTTTGGCTAATGTTTCAGCAAATTGAATTGCTTGAAGTTCTAATGCAGACATGTTCTCACGGATGTTTGATTTTTGTGGGATTCCCATTTTCTCACGAACTCCACTAGCATCTTTACCGTAAAGCTCAATGTACATAGCATTAGTACATCTTTGATATCCATCACCTGATACACCATGTCTTTTAAGGGCTGAGGTAAATTCGTTACGTGCTGTTTTTCCGGTAATCCTCTTTGAAATCCATTCAGGTGTATATCCATTTTTAGTGTAGGTAGAAATTGCACGATCAACAATTAGATCAGGGTTCTTTTCTTCTTCAACTCTTTCAAAAAATACTTCGTTAACTAAAGCGTGTAATTTAGGGTCAAGGTATTTAGCGTATGCGAGGGCAACGCTCTTATGCCCGTATGTTCCAGCACCATTTCCTCTCTTAGTTTTCAAAAGTGCTTTTTTAGCACTACTGAAAGTAAGTGAAAGAGCATCAATGAATTCCTTTGTAGATTCTTTCTCCTGCCAATCAATTGGACGTTTGTTTTTTGGACTTCCTGCTTGCTTCCATAGATCAGTGATGCTGACCATGCCATTGTCGTTTTTGACATTTGATATAATATCAATCTTGTCAATGTTGGTTAATTGGCTCATTATGCAGTCCTCCCTATATACGCTCCGTCACTTTCTTCCCAAACAACAAAAGCGCGTCCTTTGAATATGCCTTCAAGTTCTTCCTTAATGTTTTTTGCGTAGCCTTTTGATCGACCAACTTTCGTGTATTGGTCGACCTCTAATTTCCTCGCTCTTTCTTTAACTGGCGTTGTTTTTTCGACAGCATGTCGAGGAATTCCTGTCATAATAATGTCTTTTGTATTCATTTCTCTACAAATTATTTAATTATTAGTGTCTAAAAATTTAGTAAAGTGTCGAAAAGTGTTATATTTGCACTGTCAAAGTAAACATAACGTCTAATGCACTTATTCAAATGTCGAATTATTTTTCGACACTTGCAATAAAAATTAGACACTTTATTCTATTTTTTATGCAAACATCTGATTATCAAGGAGAAAAATTTCGACACTTTGTCGAGAAATTAGGATTAAGTATTGCCGAGGTTGCACGGAAATTAGATATTACACGAGATACAGTATATGCTTGGTTTTCTAAAGAGGTATTAAAGCCAAAAAATGTGGAAAAAATAATTAATGCATTTAATGTTTCAGAAGAAGTTATTTGGGGGAAAAGCTTAACGTCAGAAAGGTTAAATGATTCACTGAATAGATATTCTGCACTCAGAGCTATAGAATCTTTACAGGAACGTCCCGAATTTAAGGAAGAGCCTTTTCTGAAAGAAATGGCGGAAAAAATACTTCGAGAAGACCCATACTATGGTTTAGAGGGGGTAAATGTAAAAATCAAATCAAAGGAAGAAATAACACCAATACCTTATGATGATTACATGATGGTCGAGTATGTAGATTTATCTGCTAGTGCTGGTGTATTAGGTGGATCTGATGTTGATATTCTTCCAGATTATAAAAAGAGGTTAGTGCCAAAGGAATTTGAAAATGGAAATTATATAGTAGTTCGTGTCAATGGAGACAGCATGACCGACGGAACAGATATTTCTATACCTGATGGAGTAGAGATACTTGTTAAAGAACATTTTTTAGAACCTGGAGACAAACTACCCATAAGGGGAAATCTATTTGTTATATGCTCCAGAGAAGGAAATGTATTTAAGCAAATCGTAGAACATAATACGGAATTAGGGTATATACGTTGTCACTCATATAATCCTAAATACGAAGATTACAATATTCCAATGAGTGAGGTATTTCAAATATTTGTTTATCGTAAAATCGTTGGACATAGACCAAATATTCCTGAAATTAGGTAATCAAACCAAATTATAATGAAAAGAGTATCAATTATTTTTAGCACCATATTATTATTGACATCTAGTTGTTCAAAGAATGAAGATGAAATTTTTGAAGGAAAGTCTTTAAAAGCCAGTTATGTTTTTAGTCCAGGAGGATCTGTTTCACAAATAAATTACAAGAATAATGGAAACGGTTTTAAAGGCACCCAGAACATTACCTCATTCAATAGTGTTAATGATAACGTTAGAATCGGAGATGAAATATCGTTAACAATGGTTGGCACCAATAGACCAGTAGGTAATTTTAGTATTAGGTTAAACATAAACGGGAAACAAGTTAAAGAGGTGTCAAGCTCCGGCAGCGACTTAAATTTGAATTTAGACTATAAAGTGTCTGAAACAGACTTTGAATAA